TTGATACGCTTCCGATAATTCTCTAAAAGGTTTAGATTGCGTTTGGTATTGCGTGGCTTGATGTTGTTCGCGTTCAGGTATTTTAGATTGTTGCTCTATTTCTGTTTCAGCTTGTTTGCGTTCAACAGCGGATGGAATAGGATTAAAAACGCCGCCATTAGCTGTAGATTCAATTTCATTAATAGCGGCTTGATCGCCTTGATTGGCTCTAGCAATAAGCTGTTTTTCGTATTCAGGCGTCCAATTTGCTGTTGGAATTGATTGTTGTGGTTTTCCACCGCGTCTGCGACTCATAATGGCATCAGCATCTTCAATGCTCAAATGACCTTCTTTTACAAGTTGCGGGATTGATTTAGCTATGCCCATGCTATATTCAACATTAGTGCTATAACGAGGATCTTCAACTCGTCTGCCAGTTGCTGGGTCAACAATCTCTTTAGCTTCCCCGGTTGTTAAATCAACCATTAACCCAGTGCCTGGATGTATTGAAAATTTGTTATGACCATCGCTTGTTGCACTTGATGCCAGCGATTGCAACTGTTGTTCGTCAATATATTCATTGACCGGCAAGCCCAATGCGCCCTGTAAATAGGGTTTGTGAGCGTCAATTGCTTGCTTAATAAAAGCATTTCTTTGGTTTTGGTCTTGAATACCTGATTTATTTAATTGACCCAATACATTATTAGCCAATGTTCCAAGCACTTTTTGTTTACGCAACATTGCTGTGGTTGCTTCGTCTTGTGCTTGTGCTTCATATAATTGGCGTTTAGCTGGTGCTAGTTGTTCAGCTTCAGCCATTTTCATTTCGTTAAACTTTTGTTGTTGCTGATTGGCTTGCATCCGCATAGCAGATTCGGCTAAATCAGCAATCGACTCAGGGCGGTTAGTCATGTAATTTGGTATTTGTAACTCAGCCATTATAAAGATCCCCAACCTGCGCCATTATTAAAACCAAAACTTGACTGACTCCAGCCAGACGGGACATTTGTTACAGCACCACCGCCCATGCGGGATGCTCCGCCTAAAGCACCAGAGCCAGCTAATCCAGTTAATGTACCGCCTAATGCATTAGCAATACCTGTATACATATTGGCTTGATTTTGACCTTGAGCTAAGGCTAATGAACTCATATTGTTACCATAATTTGAACTAGCGCCAGCTAAGCCAGTGCCTACGCTTAATGCAGCATTGCCTTGCATACCTGCCGCAGATTGGCCGTTATTAGCCATTGTTTGAAGGTTCTGGAATTTCTGTTGATTACGACCAAAAGCATTGGCGTAAGCACCTTGCGCTCGTTGCCATGCGGCTTGATAGCCTGTAGATGCTTGGCCTTGTGCGTAATCGTTAATCGCTTTTAAGTTAGCGCCGGATAATAAACCGCCTCTAGCTGCCGCCGAGCGATTAACGCCTTGTAGCCCTTGCTCAAGCTGAAATTGATAGCCTGGCGTTGCTTGCAGTTCTTCAAGCGTATTCACCATAGGCGTATAACCAACATCTTGTTTATATTGGTCTATGCCATAATTTGCTAAACCGCCTTGAGGAATGTTAGCGCTTTTATAGTCAGCCGTGGGAGTCGCCAGCCCCATTCCATATGCAAGCTCGTTTAAAGCGTTCTGACCAACGCCAGCGTAAGGCTCAATATAACCTAACGCTTCTTTTTTGCCTTGTTCTAATGCTGCTTTAGTTTCAGCGTATTGCTGCGCTTGGATTGCCGCCGCTTTTTTATTTGCGCTTGCATTTGCGCTGCCGCCTATTGCTGAACCTGCTGCCGACATTGCGCCAGCGCCGACCACTGCTGCTGCTACCATAAAACCGCCTTTTGTCTCCCGACAATAGTTATCACCTATTCACCAATCCACTTTGTATAGTAGATTTCGACAGGCTCAAATTTTAAATATTTAAATAGTGAACTAGCATCGGCGTGGAGTTTAGTGCCAACGAACCATCTGTCTACGCCTCTGCGACGCAACTCCTTTTCGACATACTGGAATAGTTTAATCCCTAGTCTGCCCTTTCTTAAATCCTTGCGAATATAGAAAATATCCATATTGCAGGTGAGGCAGGTTGCGTAATGCAAACCCGGTTGGATGAATCCAATAAAATACCCTACAATTATACCCGATTCCCTAGCCGTAACAAAAATAATCTCGCCTGCTCTTTCCCTGTTGATATAAATATCGTACCTTGGCACTAACGGCACTTTGTCTTGATTTAACGCCAGTTCTTTATAATGCTCTGGCAATAAATGTTGAAGATAAGGGATGTTTTCTTCCAAAGATTCAACGGCAAAAGTAATCATCTTGAAGTCCTTATATCTACGACCAAATGGATTCGCTCGTCACCACTATTATTTATAACTTCATGCTCTAACTTGTTGTTAAACCACCAGATTGAGCCTTGTTCCATATAAACCTGCTCATCGCCAGCGATAAATACAACGCCTGGTGAACTTTGTAAAACAATATGGAAACGACTGTAATAATCAGCATGGCTTGGCGTATCGGCATGAGGATAAATTCTACCGCCGGGATTGACTTTGTTAATGATGCATCGGCCTAATCTTTCGCCTTGTACCATTGTCATCAGCGGCATAATTAAATCACGGGCTTCGTGCAATTCCTTGTATTCCGGCCTGTCATAGTTTTCATGCTGATCAAAAGTTGACAAGTGATTTTTTAATTCTTCTTCCGTTTCATGTACTGAAATTGGCGGAAATCTTAATAAAATTGACTCAACATCACCAAACGGCCCTTGGGGGTAATCTCTTAAATAAGTATCGGCTTTCCACAATTCAGGACGGCGCTTTATTGCTAAAAGCAATGGTAAAACATTAACGCCCGTTGCTAATTTTTGAAAGTTATTCATGCTTTTCCTCGTTTTGACTTTGTAAAAGCAATAATACACCAACTATTCGTAGGTTCTAAAAGTTATTCCGTTAAGCTGAAAATAATATTTGTAGTTGCCTTGCTGGTAAGTCACATTGCCATTTGGGTAAATATCACAACGCCCGATTGTATGAGATGTCGAGGTATTAGCTGTGCCAACTGTAAACGATAAAATCTTGCGTGGTCTGTAGCCATTAGGCAATACAAAAATCACATTGCCAGCGCTTGGTGAACCTGTTGGATATTGCACTAAGCCTTGAATGTGTACAGTACCCGATGCGTTATCTTTCCAATACTGTGCATCTTCAAAGCCTGAGCCGAAGTTATTCCATCCAGAACCAAGCGTTGGTAATACAGGTTCTTCAACACGAAAATACGCAACAACACGGGTAAACCATTGCACCCACGGCAATATACCGGAAATCGGCGTTTCGTGAATAGGAGGCTGTGGGAAACGATACATTACTTATTAGCCTCGGTTGCTTCTATAACGCCTTGGATTAAAACAAACTTTACAGGATCAGTCATTCGTATTTTAAATACAAAATCTCTAGCCCATCCTAATCTTCGCCATTCAGCACGGCGGTGGAAGTGGCCAAGTTCGCCAATGGTGGCCCATAAATCAGCGCCCCAAGTATGTCCACCATCACGGCTAATAGATAGCATTACAGTCGGATTGCTGCCTAATAGACTAGTATCACCAACGCCACCTTCCATGTCTAGTCTCAAACGGCTAATTCTGACTTTATTACGACCAGTTGTAAAAACATGACCACTTGAAATTTCTCGTTCGATTGGTGCGCCGTTGTCTGTAAATGCGTCTTGAGAAAAATAAGACAATTGACCGTTTGCATAATTGCTTAAAATCAATTTATTACCAAAGGCTACGCATAAATCGCCAAAGTGACGAGTTAAACCATAACTTGTGAGCTGTGACCATGCGTTGGACATAACATCATAAAGCCATGTTTTAGATTCAGATTGAAATGTAATCTGATAATAAATGCGACCATTTAACGTATAACCAAACGCCACGGCATCCGATGGTGAAGCGTATTTGTTAAAAAGGTAGTCAATGTCCGGCGTTGATACTTGTATTACCTGATAACCTTGTAATTGCCCAACAAACAAAGCCCCGTGTTTATTTCGGAATAATCCGGTAATGTAATCACCACATCGAGCTAGTGACCATCTTGCAGCCAATCCTGAAGGCGAAGGCGCACCGTTTACACGGCTAAATGGGAAAGCTAATTCACCAGAGTTAACCCATATTTCAACTGAAGAACTGCCTAATAATGCCAAATAACCTTTATCAGCCATTACAGCCATTAAATTATCGGGGTTACTTTCAGCAGTAGCAAAATCTAAAGCGTTCCAAGTCAAGCCGTCATATTGACCTGAAATATAAAATTGAGCAGTATTAGCGCGATTGACAATAAAATAAGAATCTAAAAATGTAACCGTATCAGCGCCGCCAGCTGGTAATGATGCAGTAATACTAGTTAATGTGTTTGTGCTGGTGTTGTAGATATAGCCATAAACGCCCGTAACAATGCATAGTTCAGTGCCATTATTTGCCATACTAACCCGACCATCAATATCGGTAGGATTAATCGTGGTTAATGATTTTTTAAGCGTTGCTGTACCATCTGCCGCAATAGCCCATAAATCGCCACGCTGAACAACATAAAGCACATTATTAGACTCAACCCAATGCATACCTCTACATGGTTGTGATGATGCTGTAGAAAATAAAACAGTACCAGGTGTTCCATAAGCCACTACTGCGGCTTTATCTGCTTGTACTTGAACATCATAGTAGACATTCAAGCGATGCATTGCTGTTATGTTTGGCGATTTTGATTGCTGACCTAATCCAAATAATTGTATTTCTTGCGGCATATTTATTGACCTGTATAGATATTAAATCTTCGCTTTCCGCTTACTGTTAAAGCAGCAGGGTCAATTTGCAAGGTTAAAGGCCGTTTGTTCGTGCGTTTCAAACTAGCTTTAGCCGCAATAGCCAATGCAATAACGTCTTGGCCCGCGCTAACTTGATATTCCGGCGCTAGTTCTACTGCTAGGCTATATTTTAGCGCCCTTTCGTAGCCTGGTGGCAATGTTAAATTATCAGTTAATGAGGCAAAATTAGTTAAAGGCTTTCGACTATAAAGATTGATTGTTGAAGCAGTTGATGGCACTGGATACATATACAAATTAGCCAGTACCGGAGATGCTTTATCTAAATAGAAATATTCAGGATAAACATTCTGTAATGTTTTTAATTTAATAACCGCATAATCATCATAATCAATTGGCAAGACTGGGTAGTCAGTGCCGTTAACTGTAACAGTTGCCGCTTCAATATTCATTGGCACAGAGGTAACAAAATCACCAGAAAGGCCAATAGTATGAGGATTGTGGGCAGGTATGCAAGTAAATTGCTCACGGGTAACGTGATACAACATTAACGACTCATTCGACCAGCCGTCAATCATTTGATTCAATGATTCTAAAGCATCGTTTGCTTCGTCATTTGTTAAAACAACATCAGTTGATGCAACTTGCAATAGCCTAAGAGCGCCGTTAATTATCGTTTGAGCTGTTGCCATTTATTAAGCCTATAGTGTTAAATTATTTTATTACGCCCAAACCCTCAACGGTGTTTTTGGTTCGATTTTGTAAGTATCTAAAGCAGGGATTTCTTCACCCG